GTATCAAGCTGGAACCAATATGATTATCACGCACAGAGGCAAATGGGAAGAAACCGATGACGCTGGACACGACGTAGGACAGGTGGCTAACTGGGTGGTTAAAACTTCCGCTGCTGGCGGAAAACCAAACTCCAACGCAATGTCTTATATTAGGTATGGCATTGGGATTGATGAAGTTAGAGAGCTTTGCGAGATTGCGAATGAACTTACATTCGTAAAACAAGCCGGAGCTTGGTATACCATTACTACAGCTATAGAAAATAGAACTGACCCAATTATTAAATCATTACTTTTAAAAAATGAAGTAGATGTAGACAACCTAGAAGCTGTAGAAAAGTTTTTCAAATTCCAAGGTATGGCTAACCTAAGTAAATTCTTAGAACAAAATGAAGAGATACAACAATTCCTCTATCAAGAAATAAGAAATGTACTATGAAAGTTGTAGGTTTAAACGGTCGCGAGTACAATATAAATTTAAAAAAATATATTGTAAAAAAGAATGACAAGACCGTTAAATCAAAGTATCATATAGCAGCGAGAGAACTTCTCGCTGAGATGTTTAGCGGCTATACTGTTTTAGAAGAAGTTAAACTGCCGGGGTCAAGATGTCCCAGCAAAAAGTCCGCACTATTCTTAGACTTCTTTATTCCAACCCTCATGTTGGGTATTGAAGTTCACGGTAGACAGCACTATGAGTTTTGTAAATTCTTTCATAAAACTATGGCAGGGTTCTTGCAATCTAACAAAAGAGATTTTATAAAGGAAGATTGGTGTGAGTTAAATGGCATAGAGTTAATTGTTCTTAAATACTCAGATAGCATAGAAGATTGGAGAAATCAAATTGACAGCCGCTGAAAGATTAAAACAATTTTTAGATGGTATTGATTCGTATATCACCGCTAAGAATATAACGCCAACAAAGTTTAATGCAGAATTTGCGATGGCGGAAACATTGTCTTTAGATAATATGGAAAAGCTAACGCAAGATGAATGTTTTGGCTATGCTTATCAACTCATGCAGTATGTAGATCATGTTGCTACAGAGCGCGCTCAGTGTGAGAATGTAATTCGTTGGTGTGAAAACTCATTACAAAGTATTATATCTGAACAGTTATCTAGCGGTGTGTGGGATACATACGCAAAGCATGAAACTAAAGTCGCAACAATTCTTAGGAACGATGACTTGGCGCACAAAATCAACGAATGGAAATTAACTGCTCAAGGAAGGCTTGAAAATATCAAGACTAGAGAGTATAATATCAGAAGAAAGGCAGACATACTTTTTGAAAAAGGCAAAAGGAAATGATAGATAAAGATCTACTAAACAATTTGACCGTTGAGCAAAAGCAAGCACTACTTGACCAGCTTATGAATAGCTTGGCAGAACCAAAACAAGAACAGGTTGCCGTAGAGGAACCTGAACAAACTACAGATGATAAAAATGATTTTACTATGCATAAAACCACTAAACCTAGAGGAAGGAGAGAACCGGTGAAGTTCAAAAAGAACACTTGGCAAGACGATGGGCTTGAGTTTCAAGATATTGAGACCCCTCAAACAAAGAGGACTCCAAGAAACAGAAAGAAGCCACAAAAAGCAAGTGTCGAATGTCATGTTTGCGGTAGAGAATTTCAACTAAATGCTACCTTAGTTTACGGAGAGTACCACAGGTGTAACCGATGCGGCGGTAGATAATAATGACTAAAATATTGCAGGATTTGGGCGCAGAAAGAGCAGTTCTTGCTGGTCTATTCGCTCACGGTCTAGAGTCATACATTGAGGTGTCTGACATTCTAGACTACAACAGCTTCGCTGACCAAAATAATCAAATAATCTACAAGTGTGTGGATAAGATTTTTTCAAGCGAAGCGCAGGTTGACATAGCTTCACTTATTTCCGCAGCTGAAAAGCTAGGATTCTCTGAGTTCTTTAAAGACAAAAGAGAGCTTGGTTACATTAAATCGCTGATGGATTTCCCAGTAAAGAAAGATAATATCTTATACTTTGCTGCGCAGATTAAAAAGTTTGAAATCGCCAGAAAGATTAAAAGTCTATCAAAGCAAATATCTTTTGATGTAGACCAAATAAATGGCGATGAAGATATTGATGAAATTATTTCTATTATTGAAAACCCAATCGTAGAATTTCTAAAAGAAGATAATGCTAGTAATAAACCAGAAAAGATTGGAGAGGGTCTAGATGAATATCTTGAGTTCTTGGTTGAGAATAAATGCGATCAACTTGGGATACCAACTGGCTTTGATAGATATGACGCTGCCATCGGTGGTGGTTTGCGGCGCAAGTGTGTAGACTTAATATCCGCTAGACCAAAAGTGGGCAAGTCTGTATTTGGCGACAATGTAGCTATCAATGTTGCTAGACGTGGGATTCCCGTTCTCATGCTAGATACTGAGATGAGCAAAGAAGATCACTACAATAGAATCCTAGCTAGTCTAAGCAAAGTTCCAATTAATGATATATCAACCGGCTCGTTTGATAAGAATGAAGAACAGTACATTGCCGTCGTAGAAGCTGCGGAAGAAATAAAAAGAATTCCATATACTTATGCGACTGTTGCTGGTATGCCATTTGAGTCAATCTTAAATGTTATCAAGCGATGGGTGTTACAGGAAGTTGGAACAGACGAGAACGGTAGAACAAATGAATGTTTAGTTGTTTATGACTATTTAAAACTAATGTCATCTAGTTCTATTACTAATAATATACAAGAATATCAAGCTCTTGGTTTTCAAATTACCAACCTTCATAACCTTGCTGTTAAATATGACTTTGCCTGTCTGTCTTTTGTTCAGTTGAATAGAGATGGTATCACCAAAGAGTCAACGGATGCTGTTAGCGGATCTGATAGACTTATTTGGTTATGTACTTCATTCTCTATCTTTAAAGAAAAGTCAGCAGAGGAAACGGCAGAAGATGGTCCTCGCGCTGGTAACAGAAAACTTGTACCTATAGTTTCACGACATGGACCGGGTATGCACGATGGAAATTATATTAATTTAGAAATGAGTGGTCAACACGCATTATTAACAGAACTTAGAACTAGAGATGAGCTTTTGGCAACCGGAGGTGTCGATGCTCTCGAAGGTGCTGAACTACCTTTTGATGAGGACAACGATGAGTAAATATGAAGGCGTGTTTAATGGCGGTCCTGAACATGGACGAAGATTTCCATTCCCAAAGAATCAAGAAATACTTGAGGTAACTAAAGTATATGACAGCGGATTAACAACGGTGTCTAAATATGCCAGAAGAAAAGTAGAAGGCAATGTAATTTATTACGACCTTATGGAAGAAAAGTTTTTAAGATACTCAAATCACCTCGAAAGAAACGGTTTAAAATGAGTATAATTCCATTGTCTATTGCGACTGTATGCTACATCATAACAGCGTATAGTAATTTGAAGCAACGTGACTATCCCCACGCCTTTGTTTGGTTTTCCTACGCCCTCGCTAACTGTGGACTACTTTGGTATGAATACGACAAAACAAAAGCTTGACTTAAATAAAGTTCAAGAAATTGTATTTAAAGATTTAGCTCTGCTTCTAGATGACCTAGAGTTGAGTTATAAATTAAAGAATAACAATATAATGATGCCATGTCCAATTCATCAGGGAGACAACGAGAACGGACTCTCTATCTCCCTATCATATAAAAATTGGAGATGTTGGACTAGAGGTTGCCACGAGGACAGTAGTGTTAACATATTTGGCTTCCTACAGTCATTGTTTAGAGAGCGCGGAGAAGATTGTGAATTTTCAGATGTGCTTAGATATATTTGTAAACTTTATAAAATAAGAAGTGAGCATAACTCTAAAGAAAAAGAGATTGAAGATCCATACAAAGAGTTTGGCGAGTTTGTAGAACTATTCAAAGACAGTGTGATAGATGAGCTTAAAGAAATTGAGAGCGTTAAAACTTGCGGTAGCTCGCCCTACTTTGAGTCAAGGGGTTTTAGCGAGCAAGTACTAAAGCGGTTTGATGTAGAAGATTGTCTAGAAAAATACTCTCAAATGAAAAATAGATCAATTATTCCTGTTCATTACCGCTATAATAAGGTAGGATTCATAGCGCGCGCCACGAAAGATTGGCAAGTGCCAAAGTATTTATTTTCTGACGGGTTTAAAAAATCTAACTTCCTTTACAACTATGACGATGCCGTAGCCAACTCTCAAGAAAGTCATACGCTATTTGTTGTAGAGGGACAAGGTGATGTATGGAGATTGTACGAGGCTGGCGTAAAAAATGTTGTTGGTTTATTTGGTAAAGATGTGTCAAAGCAGCAGAAAACACTACTTGTAAATTCAGGTGCTACAAATTTAGTTATACTAACAGACAACGATCAAGCTGGCCGCGAATCTAAAATAAAAATACAAAGGGAACTATTTAGGTTATTTAATTTAAAGTTCCCAAAAATTATTGGTAAAGACATTGGTGACATGTCTGTGGACTCAATACAAGAAAACATTCTTACAAGTGTAAAGGGTATGTATTAATGATTATTGGTATTTCTGGTAAAAAACAAGCCGGTAAAACAACTGTTGCTAACATTATTCATGGTGAAGTTCTAAAAAACAAAGAGCTTATTATAGACTATAATATAAACGATAAGGGCAAACTTGTAATCAATACCACAAACTCTCTTGGTAAACAAGGGTGGGGTGAATTTGACGTTGAACGTAAAGATGAACAGTTCATAGAGTATGCCCATTATAACATGTGGCCTTATGTAAAGCTGTATAACTTTGCTGATTCATTGAAAGATATGTGCATCAACCTATTTGGGTTTACATATGAGCAGGCGTATGGAACTAACGATCAGAAAAACCAAGTATTAGATCATATCAGATGGGAAGATATGCCAAGGTTTCAAAATAAGAAACTGATG